GGCGAGGTCTTGAGGACCATTTCTATCTAACTAAAATGTCTATTACAGGTCGAGCGAACAACTCGGTCTTTTCTTTTCGCACAAATAATCCGAAAACGATGGACTCTGCTCGTGATGGCTGTCTTGAGTTTGACGAGATTCACCAATTTGAAGATGATAAGGCTGTGAAGGTTCAAAGATCCGGTCTTGGTAAGATTGCTCATGCTCGTACTTTCTACAACGGTACGAATGGATATGTGCGTGAGGGATTCTATGACAAGTTGATAGAAAAGTCTATGCAAATCTTGAATGGAGAGGTTGATGATTTCAGGTTATTCCCCTTTATCTGCAAGCTAGACAGTGCGGATGAGGTGGATGATATGAAGAACTGGCCAAAGGCAAATCCGATGTTGGATGAAAGTACGCCTTACGCTAAAAGGCTGCTTGCTAGAACCAAGGCTGACTATGACGATCTTGAGTTGGAGCCGTCTGGCCGGCAGGAATTTATGACAAAACGGATGAACCTTCCTGAAGCAGACCTTGAGAAAGATGTAACCTCTCGGGATAAGTTAGTAGCTTGTCTACGGTCTCCTGGTATCGACTTGAAAGGTCGGTCATGTGTCGCTGGGTTTGACTATGCGAGTATCCGAGACTTTGCAAGCGTTGGTTTGCTCTTTAAGAATGGTGATGAGTTCATCTGGAAGCAACATTCATTTGCGCGAAAAGCATTCTTGAAAGCTTTCAAGCTAAAAGCCCCTATTCAGGAATGGGCAGACAGAGGCTTGTTTACGATTGTGGACGGTCCTAGTATTGATCCACGGCTTTTGATTGCTAAGCTGGTCAAATGGAGCAAACTTTACCAGATTGAACTTGTATGTGCTGATGGTTTCAGAATGGATTTGTTAAAACCGCTTTTAGAAGAGGCTGGGTTTGAATATGAGTTCTTACGGAATCCAGGGGCGATTCAGTCTAAGGTTGCGCCGATTATCGAAGATGGATTTGCGAATGAGCGGTTTATCTTTGAAAATGACAACTCTATGATTTGGTATACGGATAATACCTACGTCAAAGAGGACAAGGATGGCAATAAGCGTTTCTTGAAGAAAGAGCCTGTCAGAAGAAAGACAGATGGATTCCATGCTTTGATAGCTGCTCTCTACAAGCGAGAGCTTGTGCAAGAGTCGAATGTTGGGGAATTCCTTGACATGATTGATAGTTGGGATTTTTAATCTAAGCATAATTTTTGGGTGGGTGGTCGGCAGAAATTAACAGAAAGGAGGAAGTGCATTGGGGTTACTGAATTTATTTAAGCGTGAAGTGCCAGAGGTTGGGTTTGAGTTCGAGGATCTTGAGCGGATGTTTGGAAATCTGCAACTCAAAAGCTTAGCGATTGATAAGTCAGCCGAGTTCATCGCTCGAATTTTTGCTAAGTCAGAATTTAAGTATCAAGAAAATGGTAAGGCTAAGTCTTCTGATTGGGACTACTTGCTGAATGTAAGGCCGAACAAGAATGAATCTGCGTCAGAGTTTTGGCAAAAGGTCGTATACAGGTTGATTACTAAGAATGAGGTCCTAATCTTTCTTACAACTGATGATCAGTTGCTTGTTGCTGACTCTTATACACGGACTAAATATGCTGTTTATGATGATGTGTTTGAGTTTGTAACTTGTAGAGGTTTCACGTTTGAGAAGCGTTTTCGGATGAGTGAAGTCATTTTCTTACAGTACAACAATAATCGACTGCAAGATTATATTTCTGACTTATTTGCTGATTACGAGAAGTTGCACACTCGTTTGGTCGAGGCCTTGGCTAGGAATAATCAAATCAGAGGAACTCTCAAAACAAAAAACAATGGGAGTTTTAATGAGCAGATGCGTGATAAACTCCAATCATATGCTGATGGTCTCTTTAAATCATTTAGCACCAAGACGATTGCCATTGTTCCAGCTCAAGATGGAATGGAATATTCTGAGCATACGAATACAACAGGAACTTCAAATATTTCTGTTGATGAATTGAAGAAACTTCGTCGGCAATTTGATGATGAGGTCGCTGACGTCTTAGGGATTCCAACAGCTTTAATTCATGGCGACATGGCCAATATGGAAAATAGCCAAAAGATGTTTAATAGTTATTGCTACCAATCACTTGTTAAGAAAATGAGTGATGGGCTTAATTTCGCCTTGGTATCAAGACGGCAATACGAGCGCAATCATCTATTTGTAATCATCGGCGAAGGTCAGAGAGATAAGTTTGCACTTGCTGAAAACATTGATAAGCTTATTTCTTCTGGAGCAATGACTCGAAACGAGGTGCGCTCTGAGCTTGGCTTAGAATCTGTCCCTGGTGGCGATAAATTCCTCATCACCAAAAACTATCAACTTGGTGAACAGTTAGAGAAAGGAGGTGAGAAAGAAGATGAAAGTAATTCCGATTAAGGGTACGATTATTTCTAACGATGATCGATGGATTTATGACTGGCTTGATTGGGAAGCTACCGCTCCAAAAGATGTCGTCCTTCCTGAAAGTGGTGAACCGATTGAAGTTCATATCAATTCAGGAGGAGGAGATGTCTATGCTGGTAGTGAAATCTATACTGCTCTACGCTCGTATCCTGGCGACGTGACCGTGAAGATTGTCGGTATTGCAGCAAGCGCAGCAAGCGTGATTGCAATGGCAGGAGATACGGTTGAAATCAGTCCGACCGCCCAAATCATGATCCACAACGTTTCAACGCAAGTGAACGGAGACCATAACACTCTGCTTCATGAGGCTGGGGTACTAGAAGGGTTTAACAAGTCTATCGCTAGCGCTTATGTCCATAAGACTGGCAAGGCACTTGATGACCTGCTTGGATTGATGAACAAGACTACCTGGTTTGATGCTGAGTCAGCTTTGAATCATGGATTTGTAGACAAGATTATGTTTACAAACGAAGTCGCTCCGACTCTGGTAGCGAGTGAAACTCCTATGATCCCAAGTGATTTTATCGAAAAAATGAGGTCAGCAATGACACCAGATATCGATAAAATCGCAGAACTGGTAGCTAAAAAGCTAGAAGCTAAACTACCAGATATACAAATCGACAAAGAGGCTTTTGAAAATAGCGAATTTCTACAGAAGAAATTCAATTTTCCAGAAAGTCCAGAAAATAACACAGACAAGGCTGTTCCTAAAGGGTTCGGTCTTTTTATGTTTTAAGAAAGGAAAAAACAGAATGACAATGCAATTATCTAACCAATTTGAAAAACAACGTCAGGCATTTTTGGATGCCGTTGCAAATGGTGCACCTCAAGAAGAACAAGCGAAGCTATACAATGAAATGATTGAGTCTATGACCAATGAAATGATGGTTCAAGCTCGTGATGCTGCTCGTGAAGAAGTTTCAGCCTTGAATCCATACGATGCCAAGTTGACTGCTGAAGCTCGTGAGTTTTTCAATAACATTGAAAAAGCCGCACCTAAGGGAGTTGAAAAACTCTTCCCACAAGAAACAATCGACCGTATCTTTGAAGATATGGTTATGGCACGTCCACTCCTTCAACATATTGGCCTTAAAAACGCTGGCATCCGTTTGAAATTCCTTAAATCAGAGCAAACTGGTCAAGCTGTTTGGGGCAAAATCAATTCAGAAATCCAAGGACAGCTCAAACAAGAATTCAAGGATGAAGAAGCAATTCAACACAAGTTGACTGCTTTCGTTGTAATTCCAAAAGATGCTGAAAAATTTGGTCCAGCTTGGTTGCAAAAATTTGTTTCTGCACAAATTACAGAAGCCTTTGCCGCTGCCCTTGAAGCTGCTTTCTTGAACGGCGATGGAGACAACAAACCTGTCGGTCTTTCTCGTACCCTTACAGGAACTGTTTCAGGTGATCATACAACTCATGATGAAAAAACAGCTCAAACTACTAAGTTGACTTTTGCTGACTCAGCTACCGTAGTCAAAGAATTGACAAAAGTATGTAAATACCACTCAACTAAAGCTGATGGCACTACTCCAGTCGCAGTCGAAGGTAATCTTGTAATGGTTGTTAATACAGCCGATGCTTGGGATGTGAAGAAGCAATACACTTCTTTGAATGCTCAAGGGACCTACATCACTGCAATGCCATTCAACATTATCTTGGTAGAATCCGTGGCACAGACAGCTGGTAAAGTCACTACATTTGTCAAAGGTCGTTACGATGCTTTTGTCGGTGGTGGCATTTCACTCGGTCGCTATACAGAAACCTATGCTTTGGAAGATTTGAACCTCTACACTGCTAAGCAATTTGCTTATGGTAAGGCTCACGATGAAAAGACTGCAGCAGTCTGGACTCTACAACTTCCCCAAGCCTAATCTAGGAGTTGAGCCATGACTCCAGAAGAACAACTTCATCCACTCCTTGAATCTTTCAAGAAGCGGATGAGGATTTTTCATACTGGAGAGGATAACAACCTCTCTAAAATGTTGGAAAGTTCTGAGTCAGCCATTCTCAGTCTGGTCGGTAGTAAGGACTATGCTGATCCACGAGTGAGAGAGCTTATTTTAGAACGTGCTCGATATGTCTACAATGATCAAGTTGAATTTTTCTATCAAAACTTTCAAGGGGATTTGATGGCATTATCACTAGAAAATTACAAATTGGAGGAAAAACATGATTAAGGTTTTAAAAGGCTTTTATGACCTCAAAGAAGGGGTATATCGTTCTACTGGCCAAGAGTTTGAAGCGACAAAAGAGCGCTTTGATGAAATCGATGGAGCGCTACCTGGCTTTGTTGAATGGTCAGAAAAACAACCAGAAGTAACAACGCCTGATGTCCTATCAGACTAACCGTCCTAGCTATCGCTACAAAAAGCCTGAGGCTCAAAATGGAGACCTGAGAACCCCCTTGACTTTCTATACTTCTAAAGTCGAGGAGGGGCTTCATGGTCGTGATGTGAGTCACGAGAAGGCTTTTTACACAATGGGGCAAGTTTACTCTCCTAGCTTTAAAGATATCGAGATTGCGACTGGTAAGTCTATGCAAGCTAAGATGACTTTGAAAATTCGAGATCCTTTGTCTGATTATCAGCCAAAGAATGAGCATTTTGTCGAAGTTGGCGACAACCGTCTTAGTGGTGAAAAATGGCAAATTATCGATGTTCGTCCTGATTTTGATAATCGGGATTTTTTGATAGTCATCATCGGTGGTGGTCAAGATGTCTAGTGGAGCAGAATTAAGAGGCTTTGATGATGTTCTTAGAAACCTTGAAGTTCATCTTGGTGATACTAAGGTCAAACGTGCTACGAGTCGAGCCTTGAAGGCAGTCGCAAACGAGACTCTAGAAGAGTTCAAAGGTGCTTTGCAAGTCTACAAAGATAAAGGAGACACTATTGAAAGTGCTACTGCTGGACGTGTGACGGGTCTTGCTAGTGGTGTTCCTGTTGTAAAAATCGGTTTTGGTGAGGGTTCTCGCTGGCGCTTGGTTCACTTGAATGAGTTTGGGTATGCCAAAAATCCACATCCGAGAGGTTTTGGCGTTATCAGACGCTTTTCAGAGGCTCATGCTAAAACCTACAAATACAGGATGGCTAGTCATTTGAAGATAGGAGGGTTTTAGATGGTCAAAGATAAGTTTAATGAACTTTATGAGACATTAAAAAAAGATGAGACTTTAGCTGGAATCAGCATCAAATCTTTTAAACGTCCAGACACGCTACCAAGCAATGAGACAAGTATCGTCATTAGACCAGTTGGTCCGCCGATGCAGGCAGTTCATGGCAGTAATACGAGCCTTGCTAAGACATTTCTCTATCAGGTCAATGTAGAGTCTAAAAATTATATGGAGTGCAAAGAACTCCAAAGAAAAATTGAAAAGATTATGGAAGACCAGGGATTTTATCAAACTGTTGGTGGTTTGGATGAATGGATTCCAGAAATCAAACGCTATGTAGATGCTCGGACCTACAAAGGTCAGAGTGCTCTATACGAAGAATACTAAAATAAAGAAAGAGGTGCTATAAATGGCATTAGTTGGTTTTAAACGTATGAC